CGGCTGTACCCCAAGTATCATCATCAGAATAGGAGGCCGATACTCGTTGACGTAAGACACGGTTTTGCTTGTTATTCACAAACTCAATCGCGCCGTAAACGTCCTGAAGCAAAGGCCTCCACCCGTACTGAAGCTCCAACCAACCGTCAGCGATCGCCTGCTGAGGGTCCTTCGAATGACGCTTGCTATAGGCCGAGTGTTTTCCACGACTCGAACCTACACCAACCTCATTCGCTGCTGCGTTCCAGTTCGCGCGCCGGAGATAGCGAACTGTCCTCACTACTCGTTGTACAGTCTTTTCAACGAGTAAGACCGTCTGCTGACGCTCAGCATATACTTGGCCTAAGTTGATGGATTGATTTTTAATCTTTCCAAGAACTTTATTCCGAGCTATGTTGGTCGCCCGCGTCGAGTCAAGCACGTCCGTGTTGCCAGGAAGAGGGTCCCAAGTTGATCCAACATTACCGTCCTCATAATCAGCGACTATTTGACCAGTCGCGATGTTGATGCCGATAACACGGATCGACTCATTACCCCCTGTAGCTGCGTGCACCTTATGAAACTGGTAAGCGTTCATCGGAAGGTCACCCGACTTCTGAACCGCTTTCCAATTAGGTGTACGAACCCATGTGGCACCTCCGAAAGCTTTCGCATGATAGCCCAAGACGTAATATGAGGTATCACCACTTGAATCAAGATAATTCTTGTGGTAAATCTCTACTGCACTTGGACGATTTTTGCTCCAGCTTCTCGATGCCATATAAGCTCCTAACACGGGAGGTGACTTTGAAGTCACCTACTTGCAGTCGTTAGACTGGTTGATGACCTGTTGGGTGGGGTTAAGATGAAACCTAACCTTCTTACCAATTTGGTCAGACAGGTCGAGCTGTATCTCAGATAAAGCGAGCATCCCTAAAACGGAGAAGAAACCGATCCGATAGGACCGGAATCGACGCCGAATTAGTTCTGCTCTCTCTGATCTACGTTCGATCAACTCATCGTTTGGTTTCATGAGTTCTCCTCACGGAGTGTCATCCTCGTACAATATTGTACAAGGACCAGGAAGCGGAAGACCGTTCCTGTAGTCGTAGAACGTACGACCGTTAGGTGACATTGAAAACCACCTAACTTCCTGAGGTATAATTTCCACCTGCATTCACCTTCCCAACGAGCTAAAT